GCATCGAAGTATTTAATTGGTCGTGGTAGCGTTGTTGGTATTCTGCCGGAGCGTATGCTAACGCCGGAGCTTTTGTTCTGGTAAGGGATGATTCTGTTACAGTAATAATCGATGTAGCCATTAGCGCCTACCATCTTGACGGATATTAATACGTGGAACACCTAATTGCCATTGAGTGCCCAGTGCGTCGGAACCAATTGTAAACGCCATTTGCCTACCACGAACTCTTGTGTACACAATTTGTTTAAACTGCTGCACTTTATACTGCGATTGTGCGACGTAAGATTGAGTTGACGTAACCGCTGGTGCTGGAGCTGTGCCGTATGGAGCACCTGTGTTTTGTCTAGGCGCTAATGAAAATGTAGCTGTTGGCGCAGCTGAGTTAGACCCATTAAACGTAACGTCAGGAATAACTTGCCAAATAAAACTGTACCTATCACCATCATCAATATCAAAGTCTGATGTAGTCACATACGAGGTTATAGGACTAGGTGGGTTAGTTGTTCCATCGTCCACGCCATTTTCGTGGTATACCATTAAATTACCAGTAGTAGATGCTAATGGGTATTGACGTAGTGGGCTATCTAACCAAGCAGTGCGTCCCATTGTACCGTAGTACCATACACGATCAAGGTAATTAAATATAACGTAACGGTCAATAGTGCTACTACTAGCTGAACAATAAAACCACCATATTTCGTTAAAACCTTCGTTTGACCCGGCATACACTTGGAACGCTTGGTCTCTATTAATATTTTCAAATACGTAGGATTTAACCGCGCAAGGTAAAGTTTCTACCCGCCCTGAATAACAATAAAATTTATCGGTACCCATCCAGTAAGTAACACCATTAGCGGTAGCCATAGCATTAGGACTCATCATGGATATATTGTCGGATAGTAGATTAAACCCAAACACATACGGCAACCCTAAAAATTGCATAGAGTACAACGCGGCATCTGTCCATATTAAAATTTCTTGCCGAGTTTGTTGCCCCGCCATAATGTATGAACCGTGTGACAGCCGGGTACTACCAGCGGTATTAGCTGAAGTTGGAGTCCAGTTTGTATAGCTTTCTTGTGCCGACCAACGAATAAGCATCGGGTCTTGTGCTTGAGGATAAGTACCATAATCACTACAACCTAAAGCTATTACGATTCTTGTTGAATCAGAAACCATAACTTGGTTTAAATATGCTGGGACATCAAGGCCAGAAACTAAACTACCGGCAGTTGTCACCGATGGCGTAGCCGCACTACCGGGGGTCCAAACATACAAAGCTCCCCCTCTAGGTGAGAATAAAAGATTTTCTCCAAAGTTTATTTGATTCCATAGTCGTAACTGCGAACCAATACCTGCCGAATAAGGAGTTCCCCATCCCCGCGCATAACTAGCGATATTTGTGACATCTGGGTAATAAACGGTAACCGCGCCACCACTAGCCGCAGTTGAAGTTGTTGTGTACGTAAGCGAACCAATAGCTGTAGAGATGGTGTATGTATTAACGCCGGTAACAGTTATTTGAAATGCTTTTTGCAATACTGTTCTGTTTATACCGCATGGATTAGATGCAATACTAGCAAATGAAACGTAGTTGCCTGTAGTTAAACCGTGCGCAGTTTGAGTTACTGTAAGTACCGATACGCCTGTACTTGATGCCGTAAAAGGATTTGTTAGCGTTGCAGTTAAGTATGGAGACCAAGGCCCTGAACCCCATCCAGTACCTATTGAGTAATATGCGCCACCAGTAGCTATTTGGTAAGAGATAGTTATTGTAGCAGCGCTGTTACTACCAGACGTGCCAGTGGTTAAAGTAACGGTATAACTAGTACCTGATATAAGACTTTTAACTTGGTACTCACCATTTACACTAACCCCACCAATGGTTCCCGCACCGGCTATAGTAACAAAGTCATTAATTTGTACACCACTCGCGGCACTATCTGAAACAGTTAAAACCGTACCACTAGCAGTAAGTGTTATCGTAGAAGCGGTAATTACAGGAGGGCCAGCAGAACCTGTGTTACCAGTAATTTTTTTTATCGGTGTTATGTCGTAATATACACTACCGTATTCTATATAAAACTTTAAGTTAGTACCTATACCTACTAAATTAGACCCCGCAAGAGTAATCCAATTCCATAATGAACGGCACACTCCTTGAAAAGTTGCGTACGAAAGAGCGGCCCACCCCCCTACTTTTTCTGGGTAGCCCGAACGAAACCGTATTTTTTCGCTATCAAACCAGCCACCCTCGTTGGAAAGCGTAGTGCCTTCTCGATTTACGCCAGCTCGAAATTGTAATTTTTTTTGCGGCATGGTTACTCGTACATAACGCTAACGATACCGCCAGTAAAAGTAGCTGTAGTTCCCGTTCTAGTTACGTTTATTTGAGTAAGCGCGCTAGATAATGAAGTATATCCAGATACAGTCATTGTTAGTATTGTAGTACCGCTTGAGAAAGTGCCAGTTCCTGTCCACAAATTAAGACTAGGGTCACACAAAGTAAGTGTTAACGCTCCGCTAACTGAAGTTGATTCCGTGGTGGTGGTAGTATATACTATGAAACCCGGTGCAGTAGGAAAAGCAGTTGATAAAAGAGCAGTACCTACACTTCCAACAATTCTTGAAGCGCAGCCTACATACCCGCCACTTATAATTCCAGCCGAAGTACCTAGTTGTATAGATATCGCTGCCCCTGCCGTACCCATACTAACACCACAAAATGTTACCGTAACTCTTTCTGCCCACGGTGGAATATTAACCGAGTTAGCTAAAAATGCTGATCCCGATGGGGTTACAGACCCTGCAATAGTAGGTAAGCTGCTTGAGGAAGTTAAAACATTAAATCCCGTAACAGTTGGGTTATTAATAGTAGGGCTATTAAGCGTTACGCCATTAAGAACAGTACTAGTATTTGTAGGCACTTGATTCCACGACATTGTCGTAGTGCCTAATGTATCCGTAGATTTAAATGTTGTTGCAAATGTTAAGCCGCCATTAGTTGTTCCACGTAATACTTGAACTTTTGAAGCTGCTACTTCGGAGCTAGTATTTGAATCAAATGATCTTACCCATGCTGTTCCGGATGGAGAAACAGTATAAATACCATTGTTGGCATTGGGTAATGAATAAGTAAATGTTCCGCCTGTTGAAGAAGCGTACGGAGGTCCGTAAATATAAGTAACCGTTGTTGTAGATGATGCGGAAACAACGACTGTTCCGTTAACAGCGGTACCGCTAACATTAATAATAGTACCAATAGGTATTGCCGTAGCTAGTGCGGCAAATGTTAAAGTCGTTGATTGTGCATTATTTGTCCATGAAGTTATTGTTACAGAATTGTATCCTTGGTCTTTTACAAGAACTCTATCCCCGGCAACAACAGTGTATCCGTCTACAGTCAATAACGTAGTGGGTGGGAATGTTGCAATACTTGCCGTAGTAGCTACCTGAACTGGCTGTTTTACTTGTGATGCGGCATTTTGTACATAAGCTGTTGTAGCTATTTGAGAATCGCTGGAAGACGATGCCGGTGTAGGCGCTAGTGCTGTAGTTGTAGTAGTGTGGACCCCAGAACCAACTACGGTAGTCGCTACTAGTGGAGTCAAAGAAGGCGACGTGGATACGTTATAAGTTGTGGTGTTTATATTTGATACATAGTAAACCGTACCTAAAGACAAGCCAGTAGGCAATACTCCTGTTGTAGATATAGTTATGGCGGTTCCGCTTGGTGGCGCTGTGGTTACAGTAAATACCGCTGGAGTAGCAACTGATATTGTCGCAGTGGCTGTTGTTCCCGCTAGAAAAGCTGCGCCAGTAACTATGGCGTTATTAGAAGCTGTCAATGTGCCAGTAACAGTAGTTGCGCCAGTAAGCGTAGCTGTTCCGGTTACAGTTAAGGTACCACCAACACCAAAGTTACCTACCTTGTAGTCAAAGCTTTCTACTACGTTAGTAGCGTCACAATAAATAAGTACAGTTTTATTTGCGGGTATAACTACTGTAGTTCCGCCTGTAAGCGTTGTGCCATTTAATGCAGTTGCGGCAGATATGGTAGCCGCATAAGCCGTGTTGTTTCTTACTATATATGTTTTAGTGGCTGGAGGTAAACAAACTGTAAACGCGGCGGTTGTTGTAGTAGTTAAATTAATTACCGCGTTTCTAGATTGATCTGCTGAACCGTTAGCTGCTGTAA